GCTGTTCGAATCCAGGAATACTACGTCACGATGATCGCCGACAAGCTGCTTGCGGCAATCGGCGGCAATCACAACGATTGGGTCGGATCTCTCGGCGGTACGGATGTTCTCGGGCAGCTTTTCAAGCGCTTAAACAAGGGCGGCATTTACGATGCAGATGAAGTGCGTGTTCGCCTAAATACGAAGAGCGGTCACAGCTTCATTCACTTGGTTCGCCACATCTTCCCTGGACACTCGAAGTACAACACCGCCCACGGCGTTCTGTCCTGGATGCTTGACCGCTGGCAGGGTGAAGACGTGTTTTGGGGCGGCCACATTCACTCTTCTGCCCACATCGCAATCGAACGCGAACACCTGAACGAGTCGAAGGTAGCTCACGGCATTCAGCTTGCCGCATACAAGAAGAAAGACGGGTACGCAATCAAGCGTGGTTTCAGAAAGAACACGCCATTCATTGCACCGATGGTCGTCCATGATCCGCGCGACGGAACAACGATGTTCTTTGAGGACATCGTGCTGGGCACCAAGTACCTCGGCGCATTGCGCGACGGCTACATCTGAAAATATGTCGTGGCTTATCTTGAAAGGTAAGTCACGACTGAGCTAAACTTCAGGCTCGTTTCAATCACAACAAAAGGGCAGCACATGGCATCGCAGCGCGGGAAGCAAAAGCAGGCACGCGGCAACAAGCAATACCAACCGGATTACAAGCAAGAATTCCTTCAACAAGAGCGCTTCGAACTGATGCCTGCGATTCAGCGAAAAGCCCCGCCACTTGAAGCAAAAACAGAGCAGCAAAAACGCTACATCAACGCCATCAAAAACTTTCACCTGATCTTCGGGCTGGGCTGCGCAGGAACGGGCAAGACCTACATTGCGGGTGCTTTGGCGTGCGATATGCTCGAACGCAAAGAGATTGAGAAGATCATCATCACCCGACCGGCTGTCGATGCCGGTGAATCCCTCGGCTTCCTCCCTGGCGAACTCGAAGACAAGTACAGCCCATACATCGCTGCGTTCCGCGACGTTCTGAACGAGCGACTTGGCAAAACGCACGTCGAGTACCTGCTGAAAATGGGGCGCATCGAAGCCATCCCGTTCGCGTACATGCGCGGGCGTACATTCAAGAATGCTGTCGTGATTCTTGACGAAGCACAGAACGCCACGGAAATGCAGATGAAGCTGTTTCTCACACGCATTGGTGAAGGCTGCAAGGTCATCGTTGATGGTGACGAAAGCCAGGCAGACATCCGCAACTCTGGACTTGTTGATGCTATCACCCGTCTGCAACACATTCCAGCCGTGAAGATCGTGCGATTCTCGAAGCACGATGTAGTTAGATCAGGGTTGGTGCAGGAGGTGGTGGACGCCTACGAAGAAAAGTAGGCTTTCACTCCCGCGATTCATCAACAAGGCGTTTACTTGGGAAGTTTTTGCATTCCCCTTAGTTAATACACCCTGTCTAAACTGCTTACAAGATTGAGTTATTGATTAAGGGGAAGGCGCATGAAAACCGGATACTACGGAGAAAAGATCACCCGTGATGATTCATGGATGCTCGAAATAGCGAAGATACCGGAAGAGTTGCGTTTGGAAGAACCCGAGCTTACGCACGAACGCTGGTTCGACTACCGCCACCTTCTGCCAGCGCAGGCGACATACCTGTTTTCGGCAATCTACGATGAAGTCTATCGCGACCAGCATGCGGTAGCGAAGGATCTGTTCGAAGCACAAAGCATTACGCCACTTTTGGTGGATGACATCTTCGATAGCGCAGAACTGACGGCGATGTGGAAAGCAAGACAAGCTGCGGATCGAATTGGGTGTCGATATGAGTTTTATCTGCGCGTTGCATTCAAGCGCTTCTTCGACCGCACCTGGCGCAACTTTCCGCGCCCGAACCAGTTATACGGTGAAGAGCTTGTTCTCGACATCGCCGACGAATGGGGCCGTGCGAAGCGAGCAACACTGCAACTCGCGAAAGACAAGCGATTCTCGATTGACGCCTACTCGGGTCATCCTGACCAGATTGCATACCATGCTTATCTGGTTGAGCAAATCAAAGAACGCGAACACCAGCACATGCTGCTGGCACGTCTGGTGTTCAAAGAGAGGGTTCTCCCGCTGGAAGTTGCGGGTGAGCATTTTAGTGTCGATGTTCTGAAACGCGCCAAATATTTCTAAGCTGGCATCAGTCATCGGTGATTTAACCGTAGTTACAAGGAGCTTCATTTTATGAATAACGCAGAACAAACCCGTCAAGATCAAATCAATGAAGGGCGCTCGCGCACCCTGTCGCCAAAGACGGGTTCCCGTCCGCCGAAAAAGGTTTTCGTCGCGAAGGGTCACGATGCGATTCTCAAGTCGGTGCAAGATTCCGCAGGCTTGATCGAGATTACACCGATCAGCGATGGTGTCACGGTTGTCGGCAAACTGGTCGCTCGCGACAAATATACGATCACGGTCGAGTTCGACGCTGGTCGCCGCCGTACCTACTACAAGCACGCAATCGAGAGCTTTGAGCCTATCAAGGTGCAGTAATGTCAGGCATCACGGAGGATGAACTGACAATCGAACCGGAAGAGCTTGCTGTCGGATCTCCGGCAACAACCTACAAGTTCGATGAAAACTTTCAGGCGAAGATCGCAGCAATGTGCCTTCGTGACGCCGCATTCATGCAGCGTACCGAGGGGCTTGTCATGCCAGAGTATTTCGAGAACGTCGCAGATGGGCATATCGTCCATATCATCAATCGCTACTACGCGAAGTACAAGAAGATTCCTGGCGACAAGAATGTTCTAGCGATGCTTATTAAGGCCGACAAGATCAACAAGGTCTTGAAGGCAGAGTTGGTTTCGGTTGTTGCGGGGCGAGCGAAAGAGCTTTTCTCGCATGACATTTCGGATCGTGATTACGTTGTCGATCAGGTTGCCACGTTCGCCCGCCACCAGGCGGTGAGCAAGGCGATTCTTGATTCCGTTGGGCACCTGGATCTCAACGAGTTCGACAAGATCAGCACGACACTGAAACGAGCGCTTGATGTTGGCGAAGAGGCCGATGGTGAGTGCTACGACTATGGCGAAATGATCGAAGCCCGTACCGAAGAACGCATCGAGCGAGCGGCTGGGAAACTCCCATCAACGGGCGTAACGACCGGATACCCGGCAATCGACAAGCACCTGTACCACAAAGGGTGGGGCAAGCGCGAGTTGTCCGTTCTTATGGGTGGGGCGAAAGCAGGGAAGACCACAGCCCTGATCGACTTCGGCGTGTCTGCGTGCGGGCATATCAACCGCTACAACGTCCTTTACGTCACCCTTGAGGTGTCAGCGAAGATCATTGCCGAGCGTATCGATTCGCGCATTTCCGAACAGGTCATGTTCGAACTCGACAAGCACATTCACGAAGTCAAGAGTAAGGTCGTTGATTGGAAGGCAAGGGCAGGCAAATTTGTCATTCGCGAGTACCCAACCGGTTCGATGCGTGTGTCCGATCTGCGACGCCTGATTGAGCGCGAGAAGGCGAAGGGCAACAATTTCGATATGGTCATCGTCGATTACGCAGACCTAATGGCACCCGAGCGCATGACGGACAACGCGATGGAGAACTCCAAGAACGTCTATGTCGCGCTGCGTGGCCTTGCGATGCAGGAAGATATTGCGATTCTGACAGCGACGCAAACGAACCGCGAAGGCGCGAAGAAGATGGTCGCGACCATGACGGATGTTGCAGAAGACTTCAACAAGATTCGCATCGCCGACATCGTGATCTCGATCAACAAGACCGACGAGGAACGCAAGTTGCAACAGTGTCGTCTGTACTTCGCTGCTGTTCGAAACGGGCCTTCAAACTTCACCATTCGCATTCAGCAAGACACGGATCGAATGCGCTTCGTAAAAGAAGTGCTGGGCGAAGAGTAGCCAACACAAGGGCGTGATACTTCGGTGTCACGCCCAAGGGGAAAGCATGCGCGAAGAGATTATCGAAATTCTTGAAAAGCTGGACATCGAAAATAGTCATTGACTCTCTATCGAATCTTTGTTAATTTCCAGTCACTGATGACTTACTATTAAGGAGAAAGCGAATGGAAATCTGGAAAGACGTTGTTGGGTATGAAGGGCTGTACGAGGTTTCTGACATTGGTAACGTCCGTGGTGTTCCTGGAAAAAAGAACAAAAAGTGTGGCACTAAGAAACCAAAGCTCGTTAAGGGGTATTTGCTCGTTAGATTATGGAGATTCGGAACGCATGAGGACATCGGCGTCCATACGTTAGTAGCAAAAGCGTATATCGGAGATAGGCCGGATGGGATGTTCTGTTGTCATAACGACGGAGATCGCATGAACAATCATTTTCTGAATCTAAGATGGGATACGCCAAAGTCTAATTCGGCAGATAGGGTCATACACGGAACGCATATAGGCGGAGAAAGGAATGGAAGGGCGGTTCTTACAGAGAAGGCAGTGCGCGAGATAAAGAAACGCATCCAAACAACTCACGACAAACTTCATCAAATCGCTGCTGATTTTGGAGTGTGCGTAAGCACCATATCGCATATCAAAAACGGAAGAATATGGGCCGGAGTCGAGGCATGAGTCGATTTGACGAGACCAGGGAAATACTAGATGCGTTAGATATTGAGTCGTATCTGGACTCTCAAGGTATCGACTACAAAGAGGCACACGGATCAAGCGGGGCGCAGCTTAACCTGCGAACGTGCCCGTGCTGCGGTGGTGATAAGTGGAAGGTGTTTCTGAACGCGGAAACCGGTTTGGGGAACTGCTTCTCTGGATCGTGCAACGAGAAATTCAACAAGTTCAAGTTCATTCGTGCCCATACCGGATTGGGTGGGCACGCGCTCGATGACCACATCAAGTCGGTAGGTATGGAGATTGGCTGGCGACCACCCAGGAAAGCGGCTGTAGCGGTGCATACGGACGTAAAAGACCTCAAGCTACCCAACTCACACCCATTGCCAATCAGGGGCAGGAACCTGGCTTATTTGCAGAATAGGGGCATCAGTCTCGCGATAGCCGAATACTTCAACCTGCGCTTCTGCAAGAAAGGCTGGTTTCGCTACACGCTCGAAGGAAAGGATCGCTTCGTTCCGTTCGACAATCGCATCATCATTCCGGTGTTTGACCTGGATGGTGTTCTCGTCAGCTTTCAGGGGCGCGATGTCACCGGCACGGCAGAGAAGAAATATCTGTTCCCCAACGGGTTCAGTTCGACCGGGGAGCATCTATACAACGGGCACAATGTTCGCCACACGAAGCGTGTGGTGGTAGGCGAAGGCGTCTTCGATGTGATGGCGACAAAGATCGCGCTTGACCAAGACCCTGACCTGCGCGATGTCGTTCCAATCGGCACGTTCGGCAAGCACCTGTCGGAGAATCAGATCGCCAAGTTTCTCACGCTCAAGGAGCGCGGTGTCAGTGAGGCGACGATCATGTGGGATGGTGAGATCGCCGCAACCGACGCCGCAATCGAGGCGGGAAACAGACTGATCGGGATTGGGTTGAAGGTTCGAATCGCGCTTCTCCCGAAGGACAAAGACCCAAACGAAGTACCGCCGCAAACCGTGCGCGACTGCTTCTGGAAAGCAACGCAACTTACGCCGTCATCGGCGATAGGGATCAAGATGGCACGTCGCATAGAGTAAGTCACCGCTGACGTTTCCACACTATACTGGTTAAAGTAGCAATATCGGGCTACGGGGATGCAACATGCAAAAATTTCTTTTTCATTCAGATTATGCCATTCATGAATCTGGATCAAAGTATTACCAGATTATTACCATCCAAAAACTTGGAACTACCTCTGGCGTACTTGTTACGCATTGGGGCGCGATGCACCCAGGCGCTCCATCTGAACCAAAGAACCACGGCCAGCGAAAGATCGCACTTCTTTCAAAGTCCATCGGCGCAGAAGCAAACGCGGCGTTGCGCGGAAAGAAAAAGCGCGGGTACGAAACGTGGACGGTAGGCGCGGACAGGGTTTGCTCGGAAAACGAGCTTATTGACCTTTTGCAGAAGTGGTTCAAAACCGCCGACCAGGATGAAATTCTCGATTTTCTGTTTTCTGGATTTGAATACTCTACTGACGAGTTTGATACCCCTGACGAATACGAGCCAATGGTGGCAGAAGTCAAGACCGTAAAGCACGAAGAGTGGGGGAGTTGGTAATGAGCGAGATCGAATCACTGTTGCAGAACATCCAACCAGAAGTTGCGACAATGGTTCGTCGGTCACTTTTGAGAACGCTTCAAGGGATGATTGCTCGGGTTCGTGATGATAAATCCGAGTTCGAACAGATCGAGCGAGAAATTTGTGACGAGAATTTTGGATCTTGGTAGGAGAAATCATGAACGAAGTCGAAATACTACCGCCCGAAGTTTCGGGCAACGCAAAGCGCAATGCCTACTACATGCACTGTCAGATAGTTGAGCAACAGCGCCCTTATGCCGTTTGCCTGCACCTTTGCAGCGAACGCAAGGACGGGCGCCTTGAAGCAATCTACGCTGACTGCTCTGCTGCAATCGGCAAAAAGCGCTGTCCGGCGCTGCACATGCGGCAGCAGGAAAAGGAAGCTGGCAAGGCAATCTACTTCAAGGAGCGCAACAAGTTCGAGGGTCTTGCAAAAAGCGCCGCGTCGTTCTTGAGCGCGACCGCCAAAGAAGCCCTGTCAAAATTAACCCCGTCGCGTAAGTCATCTGTGATCGACCGAATCGACGGTGGCGACTATGCGTCCGCAATCAACGCTCAACTGAAAAAGGCTGAGCAGCCTAGCGCCTCGATAACAACGGAAGCACGGGCGGGCGAATCATTGCTTGAAATGGCAAAGCGTCTCATGGCGCAAAACAAGTCTTAGGAGAAGTTATGGAAGAAAACACCGAAGTTTCAACGGGCGAACAGCAGATGATGTCCGCGATTGACGAACAAGCCCTGGCATTCGAGAAGGGCATTTCGAAGATTGCCGACGATGCGTTCAAGGCAGGGATGCACCCATTGGCGGTTGCTCTCGCTGGCATTCGCATGTCGAACCGCATCGCCGCAACCATCGCGACGACTCAGGGTTTGAGCGATGACGAGTGGGAAGACATGGTACGAAGCCTGTTCGATGGCGTCGTCGAGTCCATGAAGACCCAATATGGTGCTTACGGCGAGTCGATCAAGGCAATGATCGCCGAGAAGAATGCGGGGGTGTCGGCATGAGTTCCCGTGAAATTCTTGGATTCATCGACAATATTGCCGCCACTCCAGGCAAGAACGACAAGCAAGCACTCGTCGTTAGCGGCATGTCCGACGAACTGTTCGAGCGCGTCTGTGAGTATGCGTACAGTCCGTTCAAGACCTACGGGCTGCGTCAAATTCCAACCAAGCAGGTATCCGATGGGCGCCCGTTCAATCGCGTGACTTGGGAGATTCTGGATGAACTAATCTCCCGCAAGCTGACAGGCAACGCGGCGCGCGATACGGTTCAAGCGGAAATAGACATGCTCGATGAACAGTCCGCCGATCTGTTCGTTCGCATCATTCGCAAGGATCTCCGCGCGGGGTTCAGCGAATCGACCATCAACAAGGCATGCAAGGGGCTGATCCCAACATTCCCGTACCAGCGCTGCTCGCTGCCAAAAGATGCAAATCTGGAATCCTGGCCGTGGGAACGCGGTGTGATCTCGCAAGAGAAAGCAGACGGGATGTTCGCCAATATCGACTTCGAAGAGGGCGCTCGCGTCAGCATTCGTAGCCGTCAGGGTTCCGAATTCCCGATGGACAAGTTTGCAACCATCGAAAACGCAATCAAGACCAGCTTCGAAATGTCCGAGGGCGTGCAGTTTCATGGCGAATTTCTGGTCATGCGCGATGGTGATATTCTGCCCCGCGCTGAAGGCAACGGCGTGATGAACAGCGTTCTCTCCGGTGGCGACTTCGCTGCTAACGAGTACCCAATCTTCAAGATTTGGGATCGCGTGCCGCTATCTTCCGTCACAACGAAGGGGAAGTGCAATGTTCCCTATCGTCTGCGTCTCGCAACAATCGTGCAATCCCTGCGTGACCATCCGAGCGAATACGTCCAGGTGATCCCGACACGCATCGTAAGGTCGCTGAAGGAAGCATACGCCCATGCGACCGAACTGATGAAGCTGGGCAAGGAAGGTACGGTCGTCAAGCACCCTGACGCATTCTGGAAGGACGGCACAAGCAAAGAGCAAGTCAAGCTCAAGCTCGAATTCGACATCGATCTCGAAGTTGTTGCGATTGTTCCAGGAAATGCTGGAACCAAAAACGAAGGCCGCTCCGGTTCGCTGACTTGCCGCTCTGCATGCGGGAAACTCGTTTCTGACGTGACGGTGAAGAACGAAAAGATGCGCGACGAGGTTGATGCCAAGCCCGATGATTGGGTCGGTCGAATCATTGCCGTCACAGCGAACGACATCACGCTTCCGAGCGAGAGCAACGAACTCCATTCGCTGTTTCTGCCCCGCATGCTGGAAGCGTGTTATCGAACCGACAAGACAACCGCTGATGACCTGGATCGCATTTTCGCGATCAAGCAAGCAGCAATCGATGGCGAAAAGCTAATGAAGGAGGCAGCATGAACGATCTGTTTCACATCATCGACGACGCGCAGGTAATCCTGCGCACGAAGGGCACCTACTACCAGCGCAAGCTGTACTCGCGTGGTGCGCGCATCTACGCGCAGCATGGCGGTGGCTTCATTCGCCTTGGGTCTAGCGATGCTACCAGCAACCCTAACGTCAGTTGGGAAGCCATCAGTCTGCCGGAGGGCTACAGCTTGGGTAAGGACGAATCCCGCAACCCAACCATCATTCGCCTGACGCAACTGAAGGAGGCAGCATGAGCGACAAGTCGAAGTTGCGCGTGACCGTCACTGCCGTCGTCGAATATGAGCCTGACCCGCGCATGTATCCAGAAGACGCACGCACGCCGAATGGGATGCTCTCTACTGACCTTGTTAGTGCGGAAGAAGATCCTTTTCAGTTCATCGATACCGACAAGACGGTATGGACGATCACAGGGGAGGTGGTAAATGGCTGATGACTTCACCAAGAAGGTGAGAAGTGAGGCTCCGTTTCCCTGGAGGACAATTGCGCATCCGAATGGTCGCGTTCAGGTGTTTGACGCGACCGGAAAGGAAGTGCCGCTCTTCATGATGGTCGAGTTCACATGCTTCATAACGAGCGTGATGGCGGCCCAAAAGGAGGTAGCATGAGCAAGGCGGTCTCACTCGATCTGGAATCGCTGTCGCTGAATCCAAACGCGATCATCTTGCAGATTGGCGCGGTCGTCTTCGAGCAGGAAGAAACGAACCTGTTCGAAGAATTGAAGTTTCGCAACCCGATCATCGACATCGCCGTTTCGCAAGATGAACAGGTGTCAAAGTTCGGTCGCCATTATTGCTCCGAAACTGCGGCATGGTGGGAGAAGCAGGGGCTTGCAAAAGACATGCTCTTCACCCGCCCTGGAATCATGCTCGATGAAGCCATCGGGGAGTTCGATTTCTGGCTAAAGAACCAGATGCACCAACACGGGGTCGATACGCTTTGGGTTAAGGGCAATCGTGACAGCATTTGGATCGAGGGCGCATACGAAGCGGTTGGCATGAAGTTCCCAATTCATTACCGCAATCTGATCTGCGCCCGCAGCGTCGGCAAAACCCTTGGCATTACGTGCCTAGGCTCTCCAAGTGCGGTGCCCCATGATGCCCTGAGTGACGCCATTGTTCAGGCAATGTGGGTGCAGAAGATTCATTCCGAAATCAACAAATGGAAGCGTGCAAACTATGAGCGTAATTCTCAAGTTCCGAAGATGGCTGCGTAGAAAGTTCGTCAGCCCAGCAGTTGATGCAATTATCGTCTCGCTGCTTGAGGACTGCAATTCGTGGAAGTGGCACGAAACGGAGTTGAAATATGGCGCGGTTCAGCATGCGTCTGATCGATTCTGCATTTATATCGATGATGCCGGGTACGGTGTAATCCGCGCTACTCGCGGGAACGTCGTAACGCTATCGCTTAGCGGCTTCGAAAGCTACTGTCTCGGCAAGGCAGCGAAGTCATGGGTGAGTGCGTATCATCAGTCGGTCATGAATGAAATTCGTGGATTCGTGATACGCCTCAATTTGCAGTGATTGACGAAGAGGGCCGCTTTGCTATAATTCGCGCTCTTTCGAAGGTGCGGTAGCAAAGCGGTTATGCTCTGGATTGCAAATCCAGCTAGGGCGGTTCGACTCCGCCCCGCACCTCCAAAGTGGATAGTGAAATAGGTTGGTGCGATAGGTTTGCTCTGTAAGTTGTTGAATTCAAAGCGAACCTAACGGATTGCAAATCGGTAATCGGCAGGTAAGTTAGCGATTACTACCTAGACGAATCAATGAGTTAGGCCACCTTCGGGTGGCCTTTTTCACGCTCAGGCACTTCAAATCACTTTCAAACCCATCGACAAAATAGGTTTTGCCAGCGATTGTCAGTACTGTTGTTGGTTAGGTCGAGTTGGGTCACAATGCGACTTTGGAGGTCAATATGCCATCAGTCAAATTTACAGGTTTGCGCTACCAGCTTACGGTGCAGTGCAAGGCATTTCGTAACCAACATCGTCAGCAATTTCCCTTTGGGACTTGCCGCAAATATTGATTTGCTGAGTTAGGTAGTCTGACACGGTGATTCGCTTCGCCTTAGTCATGAACGCCTCCGTAATGTCGATAAAAAATATGGTGTGACCCATACATGCGAATATAGACCAATATTTAAGCGCTGACTAATGATTTTCTCATATTTCATCGTGTCTTGTTCTTGAAACAAAACTTTCAGCGTAGCGTGTCCTATACCTATACTGAAAAATGCAGTGGTCGCAAATCATCGCCGATCACCTATTCATCAGCATCTTCATATAGGAGCAACATGCCAAACATCAAAAACGCAACGCTTCAAGAGGTATCGGACGTTCTTGAACAGTCGGAATGTCAGAGCCAGGTTGATTTGGGCGACGTTGTACTTGTCTGCTGTCGCCATGCAGTCATGGGTGACTTGATTACCGTTTCTTCTGCCAGCGGGAACTGCGCGATAATTAACCCATAACGCTGATGTTCCGATTTCGGGGGCTTGGGGTTCCAAGCTCCCTTTTTTATTATGGGTGCATCGTCACCAGTTACTTAAGGGGAAGTGCATGAACAAAGCAATTATCGTCCGGGAGAAGGTTTCGCGTCTGGTCAAGATGCTGACCGACAAATCGGTCACTGTTACACAGCGCGGTAGTTCCGCGTATGTCCAGTACAATTCCGCTGGTTGCCCCTCTGTGGTCAATATCCCATACATTCCCGATGACGCGAGCGATGAATTTCTCGCCGCAATCGAGGGCTTTCTCGATCACGAAGTTGCCCACGTCCTCTTCACTGACTACGCCCAACTGAAAAGAGCGAAGTCCGGTGGTGTCGCGAATCTGCACAACATCATTGAAGATGCCTTCATCGAAAAGAGAATGGCAGATTATTTCACAGGCTCGGGCACAAACCTTCGCAGTGTCGGGACATTCTTTCTGGAAAACCATACCACCCCGAAGCTGCTTGAAGAAGGCGCCGACGCGGTTGGTTTGCTGATGGTTCCTGCGATTCGCTCGCTGTCTGGTCAGGCGCTCTACACCGAATACATGCACGACAAGTGGCATTACATGGACGCGATCATGAAGAAGATCGGTGAATATGCCCGCGATGCCTTGCCCAAGATTGCATCGACAAAAGATGCTGTCGATGCGGCCTTGAAGATCAAGGAACTGCTCGACCCGAAGGACGAACCGGGCGAAGGCGAAGGTGAGGGCAAGGGTTCGTCCAAGAAGTCGAAGGGCAAGAGTTCAAAAGCATCGAAGGGCGCCGATAAGGCTTCGTCGGGCAAGCCGGATAAGGAATCTCCCGAAGATTCAGAAGAATCTGGCGACCCATCGGAAGAGCCTGGTGAGTTCGATGATTCTGGCGAGTCTGACGAGTCACCGGAAGGCACCGGTGAAGAAGATGGCGACGAGGGGGAAGACTCGGGCGGGAAAGAAGACCCGAAAGAGTCTGGCCCCGAAGAAGATGAAGGCGAAGATGAAGATAAGGATGACGGCAAAGAAGACAAGGCCGCTCCCTCTTCGTCAGAGCTAGAAGACTCGCTCAGCGGCGAGGATTACGACAAGGCTATTTCTGAACTTCTGTCTTCGAAGGCGCTTGAAGAAGCTCGCTCTTCTGAATACATGATCTACACGAAGGAGTTCGATGTCATCGAGCCGATGCCGATTGGGCACGGTGACGACGCATTGCTCAAGGCAATGCAGGATGAAGTCGATCACATGGTCGGGCCGATGCAGAAAGACCTCGAACGTGCCGTAGCAGCGCGCAGCGCATCAACTTGGTCTGCCGGTCATCGCTCTGGAAGACTGCATGCGTCCGCTCTGTCGCGACTGACAGCATTTGGGGATGATCGCGCATTTCGCCGTAAGCACGAAAACACGACAAAGGATGTTGCTGTCGAGTTGCTTGTCGATTGCTCTGGATCGATGCGCTGCGGAAAGATCCAGACGGCGGCCCATGCGGCCTATGCGTTGTCGTCAATTCTTGATCGAATGAACATCGCCAACGAAGTCATCGGCTTTACGACGCGCCGTCATACGTTTCCAGGGGCATCTACCGAAGCCCATCGCGCCGGTATCAGCTATGCCCGAATGGAGGCGCTGTACGTTCCGATTCTCAAGGGTTTCGGTGAGCGCCTGACCGCAGAAAACAAGAAGCGCTTCGCCGCACTCCCAAGCGTTACGTGGTTGCGCGAGAATGTCGATGGCGAATCTGTGCAGGTCGCAGCTACGAGGCTTCTAGCCCGCCGCGAGAAGCGCAAGATTCTCATGGTTCTGTCTGACGGGCACCCCGCTTGTCCCGGCGACTTCATGGCGCTACGCTCTCACCTGAAAAAGACTGTTCGCGAAGTAGAGCGCCAGGGTGTTGATGTTCTCGGTCTTGGAATTCAGAGCGATGCCCCGAAGGAATTCTACTCGAAGTACGTTCTGCTCAACGACATTGACGAACTGCCGAATACGGTCATTAGCGAGATCAAAAGACTTCTGATGAAGGCTTGAAATCAGTCAGCGGTGAATGCTAGAATGCCAAGATATTCACCGCATAATCGCTTCTGTGTTGAGACACTAAGTCATCTGTGAATATTTTTTAAGGAGAAGTACATGAGCCGTATTAAATGCGAAATTTGTGGTGCAGAAGTTCATTCGATCCAGATTCACATCAAGAACGATCACCCGGACTGGACGGTCGATCAGTATCGCGAGAAGTATCCCGATGCGCCCCTTCTGTCCGAGCTTGCGATTGCAAAGCTGAAAGAGCGCGATGCAGCCGCGCGGGATGCGGAAGAAAAGGTTACGGAAGAAGCGACCGCGCCCGAATCTGCACCGTCTGGTGGCGTTCTGCGAAAAGCGCTGCACGAAGTCTTCTCACTCGGAAAAGTGAAGGGCGCACTCAACGCTCGCGGCGAGCCGATCCCTGTCAGCGTGCTTAGCTCCGAACATCCCGAAATGGTTCCTGACGTTGATACCAACTACGTCTTCGAACTGGAAAACCTCAAGAACGCCCTGATGGCGTTCGAACTTGATATTCCCCTGTACGTTTGGGGCCACGCAGGTACGGGCAAGACGGCGATGATCGAAAACATCTGCGCCCGCACCAAGCGCCCGATGCTGCGTATCCAGCACACGGTCAATACCGAAGAATGCCAGATCGTTGGGCAATGGACTGCTCGCGGTGGTGAAACGCACTTCGAGCTTGGCCCACTCGCGATGGCGATGAAGCACGGTTGGGTGTATCTGGCTGACGAATACGACTTCGCGCTGCCGTCCGTTCTCGCTGTCTATCAGCCGGTTCTCGAAGGGAAGCCGCTGGTCATCAAGGAAGCTGACCTCGCGAATCGCGTCATTCGTCCGCACAAGAACTTCCGCTTCGTTGCTACCGGCAACACGAATGGTTCGGGCGATGAAACCGGTCTCTATCAGGGTACGAGCATTCAGAATGCCGCGAACTACGACCGCTTCCACATGGTCATTGAAGTCAAGTACATGATCGAAGCGCTCGAAGTCCAGGTGCTTGTCAATCAATCGAAGATCGACAAGCTGGATGCCGAAAAGCTGGTTGGGTTCGCAAACCGCGTTCGCGAAAACTACGACGGCAGCAAGATCAGCACGCCGATCTCACCACGCACCCTGATTGCGGCGGCGCAAATCGGTCTTCGCAAGGGAAGTTACCGCACCGGTATCTCCCTGGCTTTCTCGAACAAGCTGAACCGCGTCGATAAAGAGGTCGTCAATGGCCTTGCGCAAAGAGTCTTTGGCTGATACTTTTGGTGTATAATAAGTAAGTGGTGAGGAATCACCGCTTGCTAAATCACCGGATAAATCAAGATGGCAAACAAAACCAAATACCCACAAGGATGTGGAATTTACGCAATCGAAAACATGCAAAACGGGAAACGCTATGTCGGCAGCTCACGAAACATGGAACGCAGGATTAAGGCACATGTTTGGCAGCTTCGCAATGACCGTCATCACTCCGCGCACTTACAGGCGGCGTGGGGCGCGTATGGGGAAGAGGCGTTTTGTTTTATTTCCGTAATGCGATGCGGATCAGAGGATGATCTGCTTGCGGCGGAGCGACTTGAGATTGAAATGCACAACTCTGTCGAAAATGGATACAACATGACGAGCATTCCCGAATCTCCGATGCGCGGCAAAAAGCATTCTGACGAAACGCGAGCAAAGATGCGCGCAGCACGCGCGAATCGTCCGCCGATCTCCGAAGAGACGCGCGAGCGTCACCGTGCGTCGGCGACAGAGCGTGAACAACAAAAGCGTGAGTCAGGGTTCGAGGTTTCTGTAGAAACTCGTCGCAAGCTGTCCGAAGCTGGAAAGGGGCGCGAGGTGAGTGTCGAAACCCGAAGCAAGATAAGCGCGGCGAATTCAGGGATTGCGCTAACTAAAGAACATCGCCAGAAGTTGTCGGCGGCACATGCGGGTATGGTTTTGACCGAAGAGCACCGCGCCGCAATTTCAAGGGGCTTGGCCGGGCGCATTCAGTCCGAAGAAACGAGGAAGAAACTCTCCGAGAAACATGCGGGGAAGGTTATGTCGCAGGAAGCGAGGGAAAAGATGCGCAAGGCAAAACTGAAGTATTGGGAAGAGAGAAAGATATTCGAAGCTGCATCGCTGGGAGTAAGTCATCCGTGAATAAAGCAAGGGCATTTAGCACGAAGTACGAGGATCACATCGGGCTTCTGCATCGATTCGCGAAAGGCGGGTTCGCCCGTCTTCGTGAAATCGGGATTTATATCGATTACGAGGACGTGTTCCAGGAGTGCTGCGTCAGCTTCGTTCAGGCTCAAAAAACCTACAAGCCTGAAAGTGGATTTGCGTTCTCTACCTATATGGGCCGCTCGGTCATCAACAACTTCAACAGCTATGCGGAAAAGAAGATTCGCGAGCATCTTGGATTGGGGATCGTGCATATCGAGGAAATCTTCGATAAATCCTCAAACAGCGATGGTTACGATTCTGACCCCTACGACTACGTGTCAATGCACGCTGGCGGTACTGACGAAACCGCTCATGCCACCGCAACGCTCGATGCACGAAGGGGCGTTCCGAAAATGACGGTAAAGGCACGTCGAGTCATTCGCGATCTGCTTGCGCCATCCCAAGCACTGCAACAGAAACACAAGGCAGAGCTTGCGCATGCTGAATTCGCGAAGAGCGTTGGCGAAAATTCCCGCGTCACGCCCAAGAGGATCACGCTGCGCTACCTCGCGAAGCACCACGGCATAAAGATGGAGAGTTTCGCTGCGGAAGTTGCGAGCAAGATGGGCGTAGATATTCTGTGATTCAGCCTGGTTGTTTTGGCGCTCCAAGCGTCTTTAGTTTCAACTCGCGCGTCTGCGGGAAGTGTGGTCAGTCGGATGAATGCCAAAAAGCAGCGCATGCCGCCCTGCTTGCTGCGCCCGTTCATCTTGTGGGGAACCTACTGCGAGAGCATGAAGAATACTGCCGCAGAAAGGCAACAACCGCGCCCGAGGGTTCGGTACTTGCGACCACACTTCCCGCACCTGTGCAGAAGCAGAGAAAGGCAGTGCGCTTCCCAATAACGGACGTGCAGGAAGAGCTACTTCGATCACTGCCCAAGAAGGTTGGTGATTACCTGCGAAAGCTGATGGTGCGAGGCATCGACCGAGAGGTGCTGGAAGCAGCGGGTGTTGGTAAGAACGCATTCTCGGTCGCCAAGCATCGTCCTTATGCGTTGGCGCTCAATATGCTGTTTGAGGGTGGGATGACGAAGCAAATGCTTCGCGTCGCTTTTTGTGAAGAACTTGGCTGGTCTGATGTCGCTTCATATCCGCAGGTGTCGATGATCTGGCACCTGTTCCCAGCGATGGGGCTTGCCGAAGAGCAGGGGTGCAGCTTGATTGCGTCCAGTGCCGTCAAAACGAGAAACACGGTCTGAAATGAGCTACAAATACGCAGTGACATCGGTGGTATTGCCATTCACGGGTGAGTTACCACCACCACCATCTTCCAACTACGATTGGAGGATAAAGGATACGCACATTACCGAGCAGAGCAGCTATGGCAGTTCCTCTAAATACAATACCGGCGTTCCTGACACCACCGAAAACGAGACCACGAGTGTATCCAAGACATTCAACTTAGTATGCGTGTGGTTCGCAGAAGAGAAAACAACCGACCCAAAGGGAGAAGAGGTGGAGAAATGGTAGCCATAAATCACGCACTTGCCTGTCGATCAGATCATTCTATCGGCGAGTCAATTCTGCAAATCAAGTCGATTGTCGAGAAGGCAAAAGAGCTTGGTTACGCATCTGTGGCCCTCACGGATACCATGACGATCTCTTCGATGGTCACGCTGACCAACGAGTGCAAGAAGGCGGACATCAAGCCGATTGTTGCATGCACCTTGCGTGTGTATGACGACCCGACGTACCGCAAACCCGCCAAGAAATCTGGCGAGGTCGAAAAGACAAACAACTTCTACCAGATCAAGGTCTATGTGAAGTCCGACGCAGGGCTTCGCAGCCTGATGAAACTGCTGTCGAAGGGTAATAGCGCCGAGTATTACTACTACCATTCCCGCGTCGGCCTGGACGACGTGCTGGCGCTTGAGGACGTAATCGTCACCACGGGCGACCTGTTCAATGTGTTTCACCACCCGAACCATCGTTCGATCCTGGGCAAGCTAATCGAGCGCCATGAGACGTTTGTCGAGGTCTGCCCGATCAATACGCCGCTGTTTGACACGCTGAATGAGCGCGCCATCAGCGCTGCCCGCGACATGGGTTTGCGCATTGTTGCAAGCTACCCGTTCATGTACGGGGCAACCGAAGATGCAGGAACGCTAGACGTTCTTCGCGCCATCACAAGCAACACCCCGCTTGACTCGAAGTGGTTGCCGGTTCCATTCACACGCGACTGGTGTTTCGATTCCTCAACAAAGCTGGTGCATCGAATGCACGCGCTTTCGAAGCGCATCGGTATGAGCGCGGAAGAGATCATCAGTGCGTTTTCGGGTGTCGAAGCCATCGTTGATGGGTGCGGGTACAAGTTCGAAAAGCTGGCACCGTCGCTGCCCGTGATGGCAGAGAACGAGTTTCTTGCGCTGGTCGAACGCTGCAAAGCGGGCTGGGCCGAACGCTTTCGTCGTCCTGTTCTCGGTCATCAACCGCTCGAATCGGAATTGGGCATCTACAAGGAACGTCTTGCTTACGAGTTGGGTGTCCTTAAAAAGCTCGGGTTCGCGAACTACTTCCTGCTCGTTCAGGACATCGTGATCTGGTCGAAAGACAATGGCGTGATCGTCGGGCCAGGTCGCGGTTCGGTCGGGGGTTCGCTGATCGCGTACCTCATGGGCATCACCGATGTAGATCCAATTCGCTTCAATCTGCTGTTTGAGCGCTTCATCAATCCTGATCGTATCGACTTGCCCGACGCCGACCTTGATTTCATGTCATCGCGCCGTCACGAAGTCGTGCAGTACATCACCGACAAGTATGGCAAAGAAAACGTCGCTGGTATCTCCAACTACTCGACCCTTGGGCCTGCATCTGCGTTGCGCGATGTTTCGCGTCTGAGCGGTCTCCTTCCCCTGGAATATGCCTGCTCGAAGCAGATGGAGAAGGAACACGGGAAAGCGCTGTCGCTTGATGAATCTGCCGCATCGGTGCCCGACATCGCGAAATTCAAGGCAGGGCACCCGACGATCTGGAATCACGCGGTCAAGCTCGAAGGCTGCATGAAGAACCTCGCACAGCACGCCGCTGGTGTCATCGTTGCGGGCGAGCCAATCCTGAACAGAGCGGTGCTGCTCAACCGCGATGAATCTGCCTTGCCCTGCGTTTCGTGGGACAAGCAGGTTGTCGAGGATTGGGGGCTAATCAAGATGGACATTCTTGGTCTATCGACCCTCGATGTCCTGAACCTCGCTCAAACCTATATCAAGGAACGACACGGGCGCACGGTCGATTTTCTGCGCATTCCGCTTGATGAACCCGACGTAATGGCGGCATTTGGCAAGGGTGAAACCGTGGGGGTGTTCCAGTTTGAAGGTGCGGGCATGCGCAAGCTGTTGAGAGACCTTGCTTGTCTGAAGCCTTTGAACTTCGAGGACATCAGTGCAGCGACCGCTCTGTACCGTCCTGGGCCTATCGATGCTGGTCTGGTCGATAAGTTCGTCGCGGTCAAGCAGGGCAAGGCTTTGCCTGAATACGAACACCCGCTGATGGAGCCAGCGCTGAACAATACCTACGGGGTGCTGACCTACCAGGAACAGATCATGCAGGTCTGTCGCGACCTCTCTGGCTTCACCTTCGTTGAAGCTGACCATGTGCGTAAAGCCATCGGTAAGAAGGACAAAGAGAAGATGGCTACCTACCGCGAGATGTTTGTCGCCGGGGCAATAGCTGGTCAGATCGAAGTCGAGCTTGCGGACGGGTCGAAGAAGATTCTGCACCGCTCAAAGAAGTACAAGGTCAAGGAAGGTGGGCAATTCACTATCGAAGAAATCTTGGCAAAAAAGCTCACTCTGTTGGATACTTTGTGATACAATCCAGTCACTACTGACTTACGACTGGTTATCATGAAATTCAAGATTGAACGTGAGTGGCTTGAGCAACGCTATATCCGAGATCTCGCAAGGGTTGAGGATATAGCGTCTGAGGCGGGTTGCACCGTCGCGAACATTCGTCGCTACCTGAAGAAGTGGAAGATTCTGCGAGGTAAAGAACTGCAACGAACAGGGGTGGTTCCTGCCTGGAACAAGGGGCTAACGAAAGACACCGATGAGCGACTACTTGCGATCTCTAAGGCCCATAGCGGTGCTGGCAATCCGATGGCTGGGAAGGACTCATGGAACAAGGGGCTAACGAAAGACACCGATGAGCGCGTAGCGGCGATCAGCAAAGGGAGAATAGGAATTATCTTCTCCGAAGAAACCCACAGGCGCATGTCTGACGCAAAGACGGGTCTAACGCTGATGTGGTCGAATAGATGGAAGGGCGGGCAATCGCGCAGCAACAAGTATGCGGTTAGTCTGACTTATTCCGGGTACAGGTACGAGCATCGTATTGTTGCAGAGAAAGCTCTTGGCCGCCCTTTGCTTTCGCACGAACAAGTTCATCACATCGACAAGGATCGAAGGAACAACGCGCCTAGTAACTTGATCGTGCTTGCCAGTGATGACCATGCAAAGTTGCATTGCGCGATGCGTGAATTCCCTCTGCTAGACCAGCGTGCCTGGCTGAAAGACAACGAAATTAACTTCGAGGAACTTGAACATGAAGATTGTGAGCGTCACGCCGTTGAATAATGGAATGAGCGAGAGAGCGGCGTCAGACCTATGGGATAAGGTAGAAGGATTTGCGGGATACTGTTTTAACCGAAGTCACAGTATCGAATACTCGGTTATCTCGTATTGGACGATGTGGTTGAAGGTTCGCTATCCAGCCGAATTCTTCGCTGCGGCAATGACCGTGGTCGATAAGGACGAGAAGCTGACGGGGCTTGTGCTTGATGCCCGTCGCCTCGGTATCGAAGTGCTGCCGCCCGACATTAACCGTTCGTCCGACAGAATCGAGATCGACGGGGAGAAGGTTCTCTATGCGCCATTTCAAGCAGTAAAGGGAATCAGCGGGAACGTCGCGGGGCACATCATGGCGGCCCGCAGATCAGTCGGTCGCCCAATCACATCACAGGCAGACTTCGAAGCGATTCTGTCTGCCGAGAAGATCGCGGCAAAGTGCAACAAGTCACACCGCGAAAAGCTCGCCCGCGTTGGTGCGTTCGCAAGCGTTGAGCCTGAGACCCGCCCAGCAATGCACGTTGATCGACTAAAGGATCGCATCGAATTGATGCCTGGCTTCACGGTCGATGCGGTGAAAGCAGACAGAACGCTCAGTGACGAGCGCCTGAACAAGTTGCGCATTATGGAGCTTGTTGGCGAAACGAGGACTTGCGAGGACTGCTCGCTCAAGGGCTGTGACCACCCGACCCCGCGTTTGGGCAAGGCACCCAAGTTCATGATCGTCTTCGATAGCCCATCCTGGAAGGAAGGTAAGGCGGGCAAGATGCTTGAGGGCGACATCGGGCTTTACATGAAGTCGGCATTCCAAGAGGTCGATCTGGACTTCAATGATGGCTACTTCACTTCGCTGGTGAAAGCACCGAAAGACAAGGACGCAAAGGGGCTAACCAACGAGCAGATCAACGGATGTTCGAAGTACCTCGCAAGGGAAATCGACATCCTAAAACCACCAGTTATCGTAGCGATGGGCAGCAATGCAATTCGCTACTTCTCGCCGGGAGTGAAGGGTTCTCCGAATGACCTGGCGGGGAAGATCATTTTCAGACCCGATCTTGACGCAAGCGTTATTTTTGGACTGAACCCATCGTCGATCTACTTTGACGGATCGAAGGTGAAGCTGTTGCAGGACGTATGTCAAAAACTTCAAGACCTCGTTTCATAGGAGAAACAAAAATGACCACAGAAACAGAAACCACAACGCCGGTCATCGACCGCGTGAAGGTAGGCAACGAAACCGCCCTCAAGCGCTTTATTGATTTCGATCAACTCAAGAAGGACGTTTCGATCAACCCGAGCGACCTCGACAACGACATGATCCAGCATGCCTCGCTGTACGTGCATTACGCCAGCATGACGGTCAATGCTCGTCGCCAGTATGATCGCCTGAAGAGCGGGTTCGAAATTCTCGAAGCACGCCTCGACTCTGAGATCCGCACGGTGGCGGCTGCGGAAGGAAAGAAGATTACCGAAACCGGTATCAAGTCCGCGATGACCGCCGACCCGCGCTGGTCTGGTGCGCAAGCAAAGGTAATCGAGGCCGGTTCGATCTGGCGTGCCTGCGAGGTTGCAGAAAACGCGATGTCGCAACGCCGTGATCTGATTCTCGAAATCGCCCGCGACCGCCGAAAAGAGCGTGAAGGTCAGTTGCATGTCATGGAAAACAACAGCATGCGCGAACGTGTGCTGGGTATGATCGCGGAAGCAAAAGCTGCGTAAATTACCCGCAACATCCAGTCACGGGTGACTATACTATGTGATGTAGGGCGTAACATTAGCTGGTTAAACCAGAGCGCCCTGCGCCGCAGTCAATCTTCACTACTGACTAAACAAACCACTCTTTACAAGGAAAAAACAAATGGCCCTCTCTCTTCTCGAACTAATCGCCCAAAAGAAAGCTGCTCTCAAATCCGGCAATCGCCAAAAAACCGTGAAGCCGCCCGAAGGTCGCTCCCGCTGGCGCATTCTTCCTGGTTGGAACCCTGAGAACCCGGCGTTCTACCATGACTTCGGTCAGCACTTCATCAAGGATCACACCGACACGCTCAAGGCCGTCTATGTCTGCGTCGATAAGACGTATGGCAAGCCGTGCGAAGTCTGCGCTGCCCTGACCGCTGCCCTCAAAGCAACGACCGACGACGATCAGATCAAGATCCTCGAAAAGTCGAAGGCTGGTCATCGCATTCTGCTGAACGCACTGCAAGTCGATGGCCCGACGCCGAACGATCCGGTGATTCTGGAACTGTCGCCCAACACCTTCGCTGAATACCTGAACATCGTCAGCGAGTGGGGTGTTGAAGTCCTCGACCTCAAGGGCGGCATGGACATCATCATCGAGCGTACCGGCAAGGGTCTGCAAACGAAGTATTCGGTGCAGCCTGCGTCGAAGTCGCAAGACGTTGATCCCGGCGTGATGAAGCGCATCGTCAATCTGGACGAATACGTGGCCCAGGAAAGCGAAGAGCAATCGCGCCGCGCTCTCGCAAACTTGAACGCGGTTGCTGGCATGCTGCCCGCACCGTCCGCCGCGAAACCGTCGCTGTCCGATCTCGACATCGATGACGCCGACCTTGCGGCACTCGAAAGCACCGCCACCCGCGTTGCTGACGAACCGGCAGTTGCCTCTGCGAAACCCGCAGTTGCAGAAACCGCCGCCGCGCCCGTCGCTGCCTCCACCACTGGTGACGACGAACTCGATAGCTTGCTTGCTGACCTCGGTTAAGCTGGCCGTCTGGTAACGAAACAGGGGGCTTCGGCTCCCTGTTTTCACTCAAGGGGAAAAGATGTCAGGCATTCATATTGTCGATGGCAACTCCATCTGTCATGCCGCCCATAACGCAACGAGGTTGAGCGTTGGCGACATGGAGACGCAAGCGATCTTCGGAACGCTGAAAGCAGTCCAAAAAATTGCCTTGAAAGATCCTGATTGGGACATCCTGGTTCTGTGGGATGGCAAGGCGCAATGGCGTTTCGACCTGTGTCCCGAGTACAAGGGCACACGCAAGGCGACGAACGAAAAGGAACAAGCGAGCAAGGACTCGTACAAGCGCCAGTCGCCGTTTGTTCGCAAGGGTCTCCAACTTATGGGTGTCCGACAACTGGTTGCCAGCAGCGCAGAAGCGGATGACATGGGTGGACTAATGGTCAAGAAACTCTCTGCGCTAGGAAAGCAGATCAAGCTAACCACGGGCGATAAGGACTGGTTGCAGTTAGTTCGCCCCGGCGTTGTTTGGTTTGATCCGATTCGCGACCGATCCTGCAACATTTCGAACTTCTTCGAATTCACAGGATACAAGACGCCCGAGCAGTTTCTTGATGGCAAGGCGCTGATGGGCGATAGCTCAGACAACATCTGCGGGGTGGGCGGTATCGGTGAAAAGGGTGCGCCAGAGTTTCTTTCTGAGTTCGGTAGCGTCGCCAGATTCTATGAGCTTGTCGAAGCGGGCAAGTTCGTACCGAAGAAGAAGGCACACCAGAACCTTTGCGGGAACATCACTAAAGAAGACTGGATGAAAACCTACTCCGGTGGGCGTGGTGACGACGTGGCGCGTGAAAAGCACGCGGAAGCATGGCCTGGGCAGGGGCGCTTGATCTTCGAGCGCAATCGCAAGCTGATGAACCTGCTCGATGTTCCAACGCCGCCGAAAGAAGATGTAACCGTGATGCTACCGACACCAAATCGCGACGCATTCAAGGCGCTGTGTGAGCGTTTGGCGTTTCACAGCATTCTGCGAGAGTTCGACAGCTTTCTCGCGCCATTCGAACAACGCGCTGCAAGGGCAGCATAGGAGCAAATATGAGCATGTGGGATGAAATGAACAAGGCGGTTGGTATCTCGGGCATTTCCGAAGAAGCCATCGTCTATATGGACAGCGGTATTCCGCCGCTGAACAAAATCACTGGCGGTCGTTTTGATAGCGGCTTCCCGACCGGGAAGATGATCGAAATCTTCGGCGAATCGTCTTCGGGCAAAACCCTGATCGCGACGAACTTGATGATCGCCGCGCAGCAAGCTGGTGGTGCCGCAATCTTCATCGACTTCGAGCGCTCGTTCAATCCGGTCTTCGCCGCGAAGAATGGCCTGAACACCAAAGAAGGGTTTGCTTATCACAAGCCCCGCCATTGGGAAGAGGGCAACATGAAGATCATCGAAACAGCGATGTGGATTCGCAAAAACAAGCTGATCCCTGACGACGCGCCGATTGTCGCCGTTTTCGACTCAGTTGCAGCAGCGCCCGCCCGCTCGACCGTTGAGAAGGGGCTGGACGAACTGAACATGAACGACACGACCGCACTGGCTCGCGTTACATCAACAACGCTCAAGTCGATCAAGCAGTTGGTGGATGACTGCGGCGTTCTGATGCTGTACCTCAACCAAGTTCGCGACGACATCGGCGTGATGTACGGGCCGAAGACCAAAACGCCTGGTGGCAAATCGATCCCGTTCTTCATGGACGCCCGCTTCGAAACCAAGCGCAAGGTCATCATTGACGACAAGACCAAAGAACAGATTGGTCAGGAAATCACGGTCAAGAACATCAAGTCGAAGTTCTGCCGCCCGTTCCAGAAATTCACCATCCCTGTCCTGTGGGGCGAGCATGGTGAAATGATCTTCGATGTGGTTGATGCGACGGTCAATTTCGCCATCGAGCGCGGCATTATCAAGGGCAGCGGCGCCCGTGTCGAGTGGGGCGGTAAAAACCTCTACAAGTCTCAGGTGATCGCCGCATTGAAGGCCGACCCAGGCGGTTTGAAGGCACTGACTGCTTTCTGCGTCAAGCACGACGACACAGCAGAAGCAGACATGGCCGCTGGTTCCGAAGAAGATTTGGAATTGGGCGCAGCCGCCTGACAAACATCGCGCACTTTCTACCTAAACTGTGGGTAGGAGGTGCGCGATGTACGTGATCGAATTTTTCCCGCCAATGACGGGGCTTGAGAATAGCTTCAACACTTTTCGTTTAGGTGGTGCCTGGGCGAAGCGAATTAGCGATGGCGACCGTGTGTTGCTTCTCGATAAGCGAAGGTCGGAAACCTTCGCGGAAGCAATCGTTGGTGAGGTTGTCGTGGGAAAGTTGGCCGAGCTTGCCGCAGTGCATGCAAAGCACAACCATAACCAGAAGGCGCTTGACGAACAGGGTGCGCCAGAACGACTGATTACCGCGATGATGAAGCGATACGGGCCAAACAAATGCGGGGAAAATTCACGCTGTACCGTAATCTACCTAAAGGTGTGCGATGAAAAAAACAATCTATCATGACGCGATTCTGAACTTCGGGAAGTACAAGGGGGCAACTGTCGCCGACGTTCTCGTTGCCGACCCCGGATACTTTCTCTGGTGTCGGGTGGCGGACAAATATGCGCTCGACGCAGTTGTAACCAACACGGTCGATGCCTGGGTTGCCGCTAACAAAGCGGAGGCCAGCAAGGTTACGGCGTCTGCTCAGAAGGTTCGTGCAAATTCGCAGGATACACTTGTGAAGTCGATCCCTGAATTTACCCCAAGCGAGTCAGTCACCCGTGAAGTTTCCTTTGCGAAACATGCCGAACGCGACTCTTCGTGGGGTTCGTGGTGAGCCGCGCAATGTCGAAGTTTGGCGACTACTCGGTTCATAACGAGTGGCAGCGTCACAAGTCGGGCGACCATCTGTTCAAGTCGGTCAAGAAGGATCGAAAGGTCGTCGGTACGCTGCGAAAGTACAACGCAACCGGGAACACGGAATTCGTCTTTGAGCGCAGGGCAGAAGACCTAGTGTATTGCAAGGACGCCTGGTCGATTCAGGGTTCGATGATCTCCCTACTGCGCTGCATTGGGTCGCCGAATATTCAGATCCACGTCAGTAATGGCGACACGCACCAGATCACGTTCTCGGACTTCATCGAAAAGATGTACCGAAAGGATGACCCGAAGTCATTCTCTTACGTCTTCGTGAATTTCAGTGATTTCGTTTTCACGAAGGGCGAGACGGAAAGCATCGAACACGCCATTAAAATTGGCAAATGGAAGTAACTCACCAGTGAGGCATAATGAAAAAATACACCACTGATCCTGAAATGAACAAACTGATCGACCGCATGTTGCGTTCTGGCTGGGTTTTCGAGTCTCAAAACAGCCATGTGAAGTTACAGCATGTGGAGACGGGCAACCTTCTGGTTGTATCAACGTCGCCAAGTTGCAGGCATGCCTCGAACCAGGCATTTCGCGACATACGACGAATGGGGTTGAAGCTATGCCCCTAACAACCGCCATGCTGTGTCTTGCACTCAATATCTTTCACGAAGCCCGAGGGGAACCCCTTGAAGGGCAGCATGCCGTCGCGCAGGTAACGATGAACCGCGCAGAGCGTGACCCAAGCAAGGTCTGTAAGGTCGTCTTCGAGCCAAAGCAATTCTCATGGGCAAACCCGCTGACGAGCGCGTTCAAGGATGAACGAGTACGTCTTGCGCAGAAGTACGTTCCGAAAGAAAGCAAGGAATGGGATGTCGCAAAGAGCATCGCTTTCCACACGATCAAGGGGAACATACGAGACTTCACGGGCGGTGCGCTGTTCTATCACACGAAGACATCGAAACCGATCTGGCGTCATAAATTCAAACTGGTTGCTGTAATTGGGCAACATAAATTTTACCGATACGCCTAGTTGCGTAAGTAAGGAGCGACTTATGAATACGAGTGAATTGCGCAAGCTG